GCAGCACCAGCAACAACAGCAACAGCCTGACGATCATCATCTTCTTCGATCATCATCTGCAATTCTTCAACAGCTGTTTCAAATGCTAATTTCTTGTTGTCGTCCATATCCTGAGAACGACCAGTTAGTGCTGACTTGAGAGAGCGAAAGAGCTCTTTCTCAAGCTTTAGTCCTGCTTTTATCATCTCGCATAGACTTCCCCACAATTGTTGTCTGACACGATGGTAAGTAATGTCAGATAGCATAGCTTTCTGACACCACTTGTCAAGCGCCCCATCCTTGTCAAGCAACGTTTCTTTGTATTCTTGTTTTGCTTCAGCCATTTCTCAAAAGCTCAAATTTGTCGTAGGCATCTTACGACTTAAGCGAGGATGCCCGAGTTGCAGGCGCCTTTTTCTCGTCTCGCTCATGTTCTTCCAGCTTGAGTTTAACTTTGGCTGAATAGTCTTTTTGGCCCTCTCTTCTTGTTGGCCATGAAAACCCGATCGGTGGGATCAGGTCTTCAATATCGCTGTCTTCTTGGGTAAGCAACTTCGCGGGCCTTTCAACTGCGCTGCAGAAGAACATGCCACTGGGGTGTCCTCTGGAATGATAGTCACTCAGGCATTGCTGATGCAGGCAGCGCGGATGCACTTGTTGACAAGTGGAGCAGGAGAGCATTGGATCTTCTTCTTGCTTCACTTCCACTTGCTTCGGTTCTTTTTTGTCAAAAAGCGCAATGCCTTGCGCCAACGCAAATCGGCTGAGTTTCTCTTCAAGCTGAGAAATGCGATCACTCTTTTCTTCGCCGAGAGTGATCTGAAGCCCTGGAAAACCAGTGGAAACATAAGCAGCCGACAACGAGAAGCCTGTTGATGCGTAGGTGAGACCTAAGCTCGCCGTTGCAAATTCCACGATCTGGTTAGGTGCTGTGATAGTGATGTAGAAAGTGTAAGCAACCCCAACACCACCAGCATCCACAGCAACAGTGTTCTTGAACAAATTTCCAATAGTGAACGAACTAACTGAAGCTGCAGAGGTTTTAGTGGATGAGTAACCAATCTGGGTGCCAGACGATGTGGGTGTGCCACTTATTCCACCAATGTTCCAGCTGACAATGTAGTTGCCGGGTGCAGGGAACGACATGGTGTATTCACTGTCAACAGTATTCCAGGCAAAACCAATTCCAAGGTTATTGCCAGGCGCAACAAAGCCTGTCATTCCCAGAGACGGCAGAGCTTTTGTTGTTGTCGTGCTCAAGACAGTGCTGTCATTGGGTGCGACAAGAAAATTGTTCGCGGAAAAAGTTGTTGAAGGTCTGGAGACAATGTCCATAGAGCCTGGAATTGCCGCCAAAGTTGGCTCAGAAAAATGGACATTTCCTGAAATGAAAAGTTTGGCAACCTGCAAGTTTGTTCCGCTGGAGAGCGCTGCGGCGACTTGAAAAACATACAGAGTGGTTTGAATGTAGTTTTCCGGGTCAGTTGTTGCTTGCACGTGATAGTTGCGATGGCTGCCATATTGCCCGCTCTTTGGTTTCGAGATTGAGCGTGTTGACAGATTTTTTGTGAAATAAGCATCATGTGCTCTGAGCGTGTCCATGGAAATGGTTTGTCCAAGTGACGCAAATCTAGTGTCCGGGTTGTCATCCCAGACAAAAGCGTACTCCGCTTGAGTGACCGTAGCGTTTGCGCCATTGAATTCATAAGGGCACAGCTCTGCCTTCAAATTGGCACATTTGTATTTTCTGAAGGTGTATGCACGTGTGCGCATGATGCTGACTGGTGAAAGGGTGAGTGGATTGATGTCATAAACACCAATGCATGTTCCAGGCGTAAACGCAGGTGTGAGCTGCACATCGCCTTGAACTTGAGTGGCACTTCCAAGAGTTAGTGCAGGCAACTGCACATAGTCAGAGAAGCTGAGCATCGCATCTTGAGAGCGTGACCTTCCTTTCTTTGGCATTTTGGGGATGCGCGCAGAACCAAAAAAGTTGGCTTGAAACCTAACTTTTGGCTTTCCTGGGCGCCTGTTGTTTTTTTTTGGGTTTTGTTTTCCTTTGGGTTTGCCGCCCTTCTTTTTTCCTTTGCGGCTGAAATTTTTCTTTCGTGGTGGCATTGATAACGCTTGCAATTATTCCTGGTAAGGTTTTCTTGTAAATTTTTCTGAAAAGTTTTTTGTGTTCTTGTGCGATTTGTTTTCTTGCGTTTCTTTTGACTGATGCTAAGAGTGCTTCTGACATCTTTGTTTTGTCGGAACCTGAGCAGTCCGACAGCCGGCTCAGTGGCTTAATGCGAACCAGTCAAAATCAATGTGAGGTGAACCCTCTCCAGACTCATAGCCGAAGTAGAGTTTTTTGAGTAGACGGTCTGAGACATAAGATTTCTTCGCATTTTCCCACAAAGGATCTCCTGCCAATGTGGGGTCTTGTGTCTCGATATAGGCATCTATGAGAGTTTGCAACTCCTTTCGCATTGCAATGTCGCCCCAAGCGACGTTTCTCATTCCACAAAGTCTCTGAAGCTGTTCATCAGGTGTGCGTTCAGTGCCACCTTGCAAAATATTTGAAAACAGCTTGTCACGATTGATTGTGTGGACCCATTTCTGTGTTTCATGATTGAAGTTGAAGTGCATCGACAAGAAACCAAGCTCATAAAATGGGCGTGCATCCCAGCAAGGTGATTCAAAAATGAATCCGAAGTCTCTCCAGACAAGTTCTGCGATTCTCGGTCCGTTGAAGAAGGGAACAACTGCATCACTCACAGTGAATGTGAGATCATCACCAAAAGTGGCAATGCTGCAGTGTTCTTTGAAAGCTTCAATATCATGATTGACCATCATAATCCAGCAATAACACACTGAGAATAGCATCATCAGTGAATTGTCATGTGCGGTTCCAACTTGTCCAGTCAAGTTACCGCCTGTGCCATACGCGCCTTTTAAAAAGGCCTTACCGTCAGGCATCACAATTGGTATTTTTGCAATCATTTCGTACGCATGTTTGATCTTGAGCCAATTGTCGTACGTTCTGTCTTTGTCACACAAGGATTCAAATTTGAGCTTAGCTATGTTCTCCAACACAGCTTCGAACATGTGCGACTCCCAACCACCTCCATCGATCTCCCAACCGTTGGGGTGTTTCCCGAGATGCTCAGCAAGCCTTTGCATTCCTCCAGCATAAGGTGACCAACCAAGTGCTATCATGTTGATCAAATTGTGTTTTTGCATGCGATGATGTGAGTCATAACATGTCATTTGCATGAGCATATTGTGCAGTGCGTCAACAGCGACGACATTTCTCAACCTATTTTGCACAATCTTTTTCCTTGGCAAGATTTCTTTTTTGACTGTCACATGTGCGAGACACGGTTTTTGCCAAAAATTTCGGTTCCATTGTTGTTGGTAGAAGTTGATGAAGTCCTCATCCTTGTAGGTTTCTTCTTTGAAAGGTAGTCCAACGAGATTCCAAGGTATTCCTGCAGATTTCTTCTTGAATTCGATGTCAGTTTTCTCGAGGACTTGTTGGTAAGTTTGAATTGCGGCATTTTTCCAAGTGGGGTGCACTATCATAGAGACCCAGTCCCAGGCCAGTGCAAATGCAGGTTTGTTATAATTTTGGGGGGCAATTTGTTGGAAGCGCTCAACAGCGGCGTAAGCTGCTGAAACATTAGGTGCATTCATTAAATGTGTTTGCTCAAAATTAATGTTTAACGACTTAAACAATCCTTCTAACACTACATCATTATCCCTTAACGACTTAGGCTTCCCAATTCCCATTCCCAATTCCCCGACATAAGGTATCTGCTCGCTCAAACTGATTCCGTCTGGGTGGGCTTTTCCGGACGAGTGCCATTGAACTTGGCTTGCAAAAGTTTCGGGGTAGTGCTTGAGCCAGCAACCGAGTTTATCGGCTTGGGTTTTGTGTTCAAAATTTCCATGAGCTCATCGTCCATTGGAATGAAATAGCCGGGTGAACCAGGCTTTCCATCTGAACTGACATGAATGCCAACGAGCTCTCCAGCCGCGTTGGTGATGGCAGCTCCTGACACTCCACCTTCAGAAGTGTAGCTGCCGGCACCCATGCCTTGCGCTTTGTATGTCACGCCTCTTTCAACATCGGTGTAGATTGTATCCACACCAAGCATGACAATGCGCCCCGAACCAATTTGCACCGATTTGCCCTTGTGACAAGCCCAGACAAAGATTGGCATTCCAACTACAGGTTTTGCCATTTTCCAAGCCTTCATTCCTTCTGGCTTTGGGAAAAGCATCAGGTCCTTTCCAGGGACTCTAATGCCTTGGCATTTGAGTTCTGAGTTGGGGTTCCAGAGTGTTTTTTTGAGACCAAATTCGTAGCCATAATCTGCTCGAATTGCTTCTTCACTCTCTTCAGTGCCATGGCAGACGGCAAAGAGCCATTCACCGGCTGCTCCACCGGAAGAAACTTCTCTGGTCACCGCACCATTCTTTCTCTTCATCATAGCATTGATCTGCGCAACCTTTGTGGCCCCATCCACTGGCACTAACGGGTTTGCTGCATTGAGTGACTCGCTTTTTGCATCAACTTTCTTCCTGTTGAGATTAGCGAGAAACTCAGCCGCATCATGTTCGTTTTGCTCAGCAACAGCTGCCTCAACCACTGGGTTGGATTCCACTTTCAGCAGTGGTTCCGGTGTGCGCTTTGACTCTTTGCTTTCTTTGGGCTCGTCGGGATGGTGATTGTGGTCACGTTCGGGCACATCCTTCTTCAGAACGCGATATTTTTTTTCCACCGGACGAACGGGGATGGCTTGCATCGCCAGTGCCTTTCCTTTGCAAGTGAAGCAGGTGGTAGGTCCAGTCCAAGTTTCATCGTCCAGACCGTATTTCTTCTTCTGCTTGGCGATTGCTTGTGCACTCATGAAGGCCTGCTGTTTGCAGACCTTGCACATGAAATGAAACCGGCCTTCCTCATCAAAACGAGCAACAGCAGAATCTGTCGTGCCGGCATCCCAGTACCGGTCGTCAATCTCGTTGCCGGGTTCGACCTCTGACTTGTACTCACGTGCGGTCATTCTCACACTTGGGCCAGCTGCTCCCATTCTAAAGACCGACTTGGGCCTCTGAATTGGCGCATCCGCTGCGGCCTTGTAAGTGAGTGCATGTTCAGTGCCGATTTGTGAAAGGGCACGCAGAGCGCGGGCTCTTTCTGTTTCTGTGCCAGTTTTGAATGTATGCACTTTGCCTTTGCGGTCCTTGAAGCTGACTGTGTGACCTTCCTCGGAGTCAACATCGTGAAACAGCTTATCATCATCCAGCGTGATGTAAGTGGCAGGGCCACCATGCATCCTGAGCATATCAATCATGTCCTCGCTGTTGAATTCGACTTGGGCGATCATATCACCGACCACGAGGAACACACTTTTTCCTGATTCTGTTCCATCAGAGTCATACCATCCATGAACTCCTTTGAGAAACTTGCCTCTTCTTCGGCCAGAATCATAAGCGGCTTGCGCAGCACGCTTTTGTGTGCCTCTTCCTCCCTTGTTTTTTCCTCTTCCAGACTCAGTCGACTTTTCAAGTGGTAAGTCCCGAACGTCGACAATTCGACGCGGGGGTCGCTCAGCCACAGTCTGGGCTTGGACCGACTCAGCCTCTCGAGCTCGAGGGGGTGTTTTTCGTCTCCCTTCTTGCCGCGCCCTTTGAGCTTTCTTGTTCTCTTTGTCAATTTTGCTTTGGTTGAGTCTTCTTTGCAGGTCGACAACATGAGCTGTGAGGGTAGTGATTTCATCTCGATTTCTTCGGAGCTCAAGCAGGCAATCTCCTGCGAGTCCTTTGATATCCTCAGCCTTTTGAAGTGTTCCGAGAGATGCATCAGCTGTAACGCTTGCTGCTCTTGCACCATAGACTCCCGCTGCCGCTCCGATTGCGCCCATGGCCACAACTGCTCCAGCAACAGACTCGCTCTTCTTTTCTTTGGCCTCTTCTTTTGGCTTGAGCCATTCAGGAACAGCTCCTGGTCCAGCGACAGCTGTTGCCGGTGTACTTCCTGGAGTGGCTCCGGGTCCAAAATTCTTGACTGCTTCTTTTTTGCATTCTTCACAGTTGGGATTCTTGACAATGGCATGGCGGCCTGATCTGTGGAGGGCCAACTGAGACCACTTTGTGAGCTCAGCATGGGCTTTTCGAGTATCATCTGGGTGTCCAGCGGCCCATATCGCAGCTCCAGCAGCGACAACACCGGCGCCAACAAGTGCGACAGTTGTCTTGGGGTTTGCGGCAGCAGTGTCTCTGGCACTTTGGGCTGCGTATCTGAGCTTTGCACAGATAAGGTCAGGCGTTGGCCAAGGCTTTCTTGATCCGACCACAGCTTTCTCAAACTCACTTGAGTTGCCATCTGCTCTTTTGTCATAAAGGCGGACGCGAGCAACTGCAATCGCGAGATTGATTCGAAGTCGCGTACGGTCCATTCTTCTCTGGACATCGAACGTTCCATCGCAGATAGGTAACCCGCAAATTTCAC